ATGCTGCCGACCAATCCCATCGAAGCAGCCGAGAGGGCGGTGGCCCAAAAGCGTGCCGCGCTCAGCGCACTCCTGGACCAGAAAGTCCCGCTTCTCGAATCAGCGCTTGAAGTTGCTCTCCAACAGCTTGTGGAACGAGTTGTCGTAGGACAGCCCGACGTCACGAACGCCATGGATCCAGCCGATCTTGCAACGTTGAAGTTCAACTACGTTCAGTCTATGAATGCCGCGAAGTCGGGCGTTCATGGCCTGCTCGAAATGGAGGAGCTGGAGCGTCGTTCAAAAGGCGCAATGACAAACTCCACGGGTGACGTCTTCGTGCGCCTCAACACGGAGCTTTCCACCCTGCTCCAAGGGCCTAGCCGACTGCTCGCCCAGAAGTACAGTCTGCGGGCGGCGGTACCGGCCGCCAAGACCCGTCCGAATGCAGAAATCCTTCTAAGCGACCTGATGAGTGTGACTCCGGTCGAGGTGATCGGGAGAGAAATCGACTCAGCGGTGGAGGCGCTAGGGAAGGCAAAGATTGGGCTCGAAAAGGCGCAGCGCGACGCGGCGTCCAGGCAGGCGCGCGACGCGTGGGATAAAGCCTGAGACCACTACGCCGCTTCGTTCGGAACCACCTCGAAGGTGACGATCCACCGGCCCGCGGTGACCTCATCGCGTCGACCCACGATCCGGTAGTCCGTCACGGGCACGCCTTCGCGGATGATCGTCACACGGTCCTGAACGTCAAGGCGGGCGGCGAGAGCCGGGTTCTCCTGGGCGTTCCAGGTAATCGAGGTGATGCGCTTCACGGGCTCCGCGATGTCCTCCGCAATCTGCGTGGTTCGCCAGAGGAAGTCGGTCACGTCCCAGGCTTCGCTTCGCCCGGTGGAGCCCCATTTGTACATGAGGAGTTGGCCTTCGCCGTCCGCGGCGGGTGTGGTGTAGCCGGAGTTGCCGTCGAGGTAACCGGGGTCTTCAGCCGCGGGGAGGAACTGCGCCCTCGTCATGTCGATGGTGTGAAGCGTCGGAATGAAGTCGAGGTCCAAGGCGGTGAGCCTGTAAACAATCCCGACCGACACGGCTCCCGCGGGTGCGGAGATGGGAGCGCTGACGATGCGGAGCCAGCCGTCCGTCAGCCCGCTTGTGCCCGCAACGGTGTCGCGGTCGATCTCTTCACCTTGGCTGTCTCGCCAGATGAGGCCGATACCCCCTAGCGCGCTCGGGTGGTTCGTGCGCATTTCGACGGCGGCAATGTAGTTGGTCCCCGCGCCGACCATGGCGGAGGGCGCGACGAAGCCTCCCGCCCCTTCCGCCTCGGTGAGGAGCGGGAACATCTCGAAGTGGCGCGTCGAAGTCTCGGGGAGGAAGCGGACAAACGCCTCCTCTCCCTCGACCTGGGCGGGGTGCGGCTGCACCTCGTATAGGAAGCTTTCGTTCAGACGCTCCGATGACGAGAACGTCTTTGTGTCCGGGGTCCACCAGTAGGCGGTCCCGTCATTGCCACACGGGTTGGCGAGGGCGTTGACGACTGCTTTCGGAATGCTCAGGTTGAGAGCCACCGAGCCCTTGCGCGGTCCCCATTTCTCACGGGAGTCTTGCGAGGCCGTGGGAAACACCACGTCGGCGGCGTTGCCATCCGGACCAATGTCGTGGTTGGTGAACTCGAATACGTTGCGGACATTGCGAGTGTCATCGCTCCACTTGGCGTCCAGGTACTCGAGGTGACCGGTCCTTCGGGTGTCGGTGAAGGTGGCCGCCACGGCGTCCTCCCCGGCGTACTCGCGGAACCGGGTGTGGTCGATGCGGTCGACCCACCACGCCGCACCGACGGACTGGCACGCAAGACTGAAGTGGTTAGCGAGGGTGCTTTCGAGCACGTTGGGACCGAGAAGGTAGGGCGACTCGGAACGGTACTCGATCAGCTTCACCCCGAAGAACGCGACCGCCTCAAGCCATCGTGGCCCTTCGTATGGTGTGGTCTGGCGCGACATGTAGATACGCAAAATGTGCGAGGTCTGCGTGGCGGTGAAGCGGAACTCAGGCAGGGTGGTGTCTCGCCCGAGGTCGCTGATCTCGGCGTCCGCGGCAGTGCCGATGCTCATAACCCCCAACTTGTAGAAACGCGCCACGGGGTCATTTGCTAGGGCGGTGGCGTTCGCCTTGAAAACGTACTCACGCCCCGGAACGGTCTGGACGGTGCGCTGGATGCCGTAGACGGAAGCACCCATTGCGCCACCGTTGAGCGAGGAGAAAATCTCGCGGAGGAGCCCAGTCGGTGCATCCTCGCCCTTTGAGAAGACAGACCCGCGGCGGAGCGCCCCGGGGCCGACCGGGTTGCCGTATGGGACACCTCCAAACGATGTCCACCCGTCTGAGCCATCGAGGATGAGGGCGAGGGTGATCTGTTGGACGGGTGACCAGTTGAGAGACGCCCAGCCTGCCGGGGTAACACGGTTGCGGGCGGCTACCTGCACGTAGAAGGTCGTGTTGAGCTTCAGCCCGGTGAACGTGTGCTCGGTGACCGCGCCCACGTCGAAGGTGGAGGCGTCAGAGAAATCGAGTCGCGTAGCTAGGCGCAAGGTGTAGCCGACCAGAGGTGCGCCACCGTCTGCGACCTGCGTCCACGTGACCCGGAACGCCCCGTCCTCAAGGTTTTTGAGGGGGCTGACGTTGGGGGCGGGCGGAGCGGACGCGGGCCGGAAGATGGCAGTCCAGTTGCTCCATGCGCTGACTCCCGCACTGTTGCGTGATCGAACGCGGGCGCGGTAGTCGGCATCTAGTAGCCCCGTCAGGTCAAATGAGGTGCCCGGCACATTCGCCGATGTGATCGTGTCGAGATCGGTGCCGGTTGCATCGCGACTGACTTCCACGTCGTATGTTCCACCGCTTCCACCCCACAGGAGGCGAGCGCCGAGGGGCGTGATCTGCTCGAAGCGAATGCTGTCGGGCACGCCGCCGAGGGTTGCCGCACTGCCGGTGTTGGACCACCCGCCCCAGCCGACCGCGTTGCGTGAGCGCACGCGGACGTAATAGGTCGTGGCGGGCGCAAGCTCGGGACCAGGGCCATCACCGTTGCCGCGGGGGTCGGTGTATCCACCGGGGCCATAGTCATCCCAGACCACCTGTGAGAAGTCAGGCGTGCGAGACCACTGGGCATGGTCCTGCTCGATGCCCGCGCCGTTGTTGTTGCCGCGGGTGTAGTTCATGCCAAACGAATTGGTGCGGTAGTTGGTGGCGGAGTAGATATTGGGCGGGCTCGGCACGGAGGCCAAGCGGGGGAAGTTGTCGAACCACCCTGTGAACTCTTCGTTGCGGACGGAGCCGTAGTTGAGGCGCATGCGGATGGTGACGCCGCCACGTGAGCCGTCCGAGTTGTGCGGGACGTTGATGTCCCACCAGTCCAGCCACCGGCGACTGCCGTTGGAGACGCCGGAGGGCATGAAGGGGCGTCCGGAATGGCTGCGGCTACTGCCGCCGATGCCGTCAATGGAGATGACCTGTTCCCCGGAGTCGTTAAAGAACGATCCGGTGCTGCCGTTGGGGCCGACCGTGGCCGCGATGTAGATACGGACAGTCGAGTAGTTGCCGCCAACGTTCTGTGAGATGAGGTCCGCGCCCGCGGTGAAGGTTGTGGCGGGCGATGTCTTTCGGACGTTGATTAGCTCAGGCAAGTTCGTACCTCGTAACGGGGCCGTCGTCCTCGGGTAGGACGGTTTCAGTCAGGGAGGAGTCCGCAAGGCGGCGGATGCGCTGCGCCCAGGTCTCGGGGTCGGCGCGCACGCCATAGCGGGGGGTCGCAGCATGAGCGGCGACGGCGTCTGTGGCGGTGAGAGTGACCGTGTGCGTTTCGGTCCCTGTGGTGCGGTTGAACGCTCCGCCGCCGCCTACGTCACTGATGCGACCGGTAAAGACCGGCTCGCGGGCACCGCTGGCGTCCACAATCACGCGGACGGGGGTGTTAGGTCGGAAGTCGTCGCGTGAGGCGTTTAGGAGGGTCGCGGTCAGGATGCCGGGGGCGACGATGACGGCGAGCCCGTCTTGTTTCCCTCCGCGGGAGAAGCTGAGGGACTGAAGCTGTCCGGTGTGCTCTCGCCACTGTTCGGTGTCCCGGTCAAACACCTCGAAGGCCATGAACTCGACGGTTGGTTGCTCCTGAATCATGCGAAGCTCACCGTCCCGCCCATGCGGAGGTACTCGTCTAGTGCCTGGGCGACCTTGCGTCCGTCCTCGGCGGTCGGGGGCAGGGTGCTCTGGAAGGTGACGTGAATGACCGGTCCCGTGTTTCCTGGGGCGGATCGAGAGCCGCCCGCGGAGTATCCGGCGGGCACATTCAGTGAGGTCTGCAGACCACCGTCGAGGCGGGCGTTGAGGCCGTTCATGGCGCGGTCGACCAGGGAACTGGAACCGGCGATGCCCCCAGTGAGACCTTGGACCAGGAATCCGCCGTACTGGCGGAAGAGCTTCGACGGGCTCTTGATTCCGAAGAACGACTTGAACGCGCCGATGGCGTTCTTTGCGATGCCGAGTAGCGAGTTCACGACGGACCCGGCGTTGGACTGCAAGCCCCGCACGAGGCCGCGAATGATGTCCGCTCCGGCAGAGGCGAGTGACGGGCCGATAGAGGAAAGCGCGCTCACCATTGACGGACCCATGGCGCGGAGGGCGCTCATGACCTCGGGGATGATGATCGGCAGTGCTTTGATGATCTCGCGGAAGAGGATCAGACCCGCGGCGAGGATGGCGGGGGTCATCTGGACGATGGACGAGACGATCCGCGGCGACATGCTGATGACGGACGTGAGAATCGACGGCAGTGCCTGAGTCACCGATTGCACGAGGCTGAGGAAGACCTTCGTTCCCGCGTCGAGAATTTGCGGAAGCGCGTTCGTGATCGCAGTCAGCACGGCAGGCCATGCACCCGTCATCGCGTCCACGATCTGCGGGAGCGCATCCGCGATTGCCTGCACGAGCGCGAGGAAGAGTTCAACGCCGTTGGCGAGGACTGCGGGGTACTGCTCAAGGATCGACGGGATGACCGTTGCCCACATGGTGCTGAAGCCCTCAAGCAGGACGGGGATAGCGGCAATGACGCCGGTCACAAGCGCCTGGATGAGGTCCTGCGCGGCGATGATCAACTGCGGAATGGCAGTGAGGAGCGCGCCAATAATCTGCGGGATCATCTCGGCTACCAGAGTGAGGAGCGTCGGAAGGTTCTGGGAGATGCCGTCTACGAGGGCCTGAATGAGCCCCACGGCTGCGGTGATGAGTGCCGGAAGCCCGGTGAGCACTCCGCGCACAAGCGCGTCCACAATCGAGACGGCGGCGGTGAGGATCGTCGGGGCGGCTGCCGTGAGCCCGTTAATGAGCGCCGCGATGATCTGAGGCGCGACCCTCCCGAGCATGCTCGCGGCGGACACGAGCCCATCGATCAGGGCGGTGATGATGCCGGGGGCCTGCTGGATCACCGTGTCGCGAAGCTCGTTGAAGGACGCGATGGCGTTGGAGAAGTCGAACGACCCGTCCAGGATCGCGAGACCAACCGAGTTGATGCCGTCCACGATCTTGGCGAAGGCGGGAGAGTCCCCGAGCTTGAGGAACCAGTCATTGAGCTTGTTCAGTGCTCCGGTCATCACCGGGAGGAAGCCCTGGACGGTCGCCTCCGTCAGCGCACCGTAGGAGTTCTTCACCTTCTCGATTGCGCCCAGGAAGGTGTTACCGAATGCCTCGGCCGATCCGCCGAACTGTTCGTTCAGAACGCCGAGGATGACGCCCTGCGCACCGGCAGTGTCACCGACCTCGACCATGCTCTTCACGAGGTTCTTCTGGTCTTCGGTGAGCTGCACGCCGACCTTGGACAGGGCGCCGATTCCCTTGATGGGATCGTTCAGGGCCTTGCCGACAAGAGTCGCTGCTGAGGTCGCGTCCGTGCCGAGGGCCACGGACATGTCCAGCGCGGCCTTGGTGGCAGCGTCGAAGTTGTCGCCCTTGATCGAGGTGAAGGTCAAGAGCATGTTCTGAGCGCCCTGGATGACCTCGGCCTCGACGCCGGTCATGCGCTCAAGCGAGTCGGCAAGCCCCGTGATCTGTTCAAGGGAGCGTCCAGCGGCCCCGCCCGTCGAGGCGATGGCGGCGGAGGTCTGTGCATTCAGACGCTCGACCTCGGCTACGGCCTTCACGGCGCTGACGACGACGGCACCAACGGCGACAACGGCGGCTGCGGCCATCACACCGGCTGCGACCCCTACCCCCGCGAGGCCCTTACCAAGACCGGAGAGCGTCTTGCTGGCCCCGTCCATGTCGGAGCCGAACTTCTTGGTATCCGCGAGTACGGAAATGACGACTGACTGTCCAGCCATACGACAAACACCCCCAACGGGTTTGGTGAATGTCGCTTAGTGGTGACCGGATCGCGCCGGGGTCTTTGATTAGTTCTTGTGGATCTCGTTCCACTGCTCACAGATGGCGGCCCACTCGGCAACGGTCAGGCTCATGTAGGTGGCCTTGTCCATCCCTAGGACGGCGATTGCCTGGGCGAGTCGCTTCGTGTGCTCGGACGGCTGATCACTCGGCTTCGTCACCGGACAGGTCCAGGTACTGAGTGGCGTCAGCCATGGTCATGGCTTCTACATCGCTGAGGGTGATCGATGGGTTTACTCGTCTGTGGGACATGTAGCCCAAGACCGTGAGGAACTTGGTCTTTGGGCGTTCGGGGTCCGATAGGACAGAGAGGGACTGTCCGGAAAGCTCCTCGATCTGCTGAAGTTCTCCCATGAAGAACTCGTCAACCCTGATCTTCTGTGTTGCGTTCATTTGAGGTCTGCCTTTCTGAGTAGTTCGTCGAGACCCGTATCGAGGCGTTCAAATACGGCTGCGCGGTTGGCGTCCAGCGCTGCGGAGAGGAAGGGCTGGGCGGGGATGTTGCGGGTGGGCCATCCGTAGTGGATGACCCCCGCGTATGGTGCTCGTGCGCCACCGGCGCGGACGACAGCTTTGGTCTTTCCTCGTCCCGCGCGGATGGTTCCGGCGAGAGCGCCGGACTTGGTTGGAGGGCTCGCGGCGTCGACCACGATGCTCCCGATTTCGTGCATGAGCGCCTTCATGTCGGCGGCGTCGGTCCCGGCGCGGGTGAGCGCACGCATGGCCGTTCTCAGGCCTTCTACGCGCACCCGCCCCGCGCCGGTGCCGACTGTGTATGTGTCGCTCATGTCACTAGTTCCCGGGAGGGCTTAGGCGGAGACCGCGACCGTGTAGGTGAAGGCGGCGGATTGTCCGTCGGCGGTCTTGACGATCACGGGGACTGCCCCTGCGCCGCCGACGACTGCCGAAATGGTGAGATCGGACACAGCCACGAAGTCAGTGGCCTTTCCGTCGAAGGTGACGGAGGTCACACCGGAGAAGCGGGTTCCCGAGATGATTGCGGTCTGGCCCTTGGCCTTTCCGGGTGTGATGGTCGTGATCAGCGGAGCCGCCGAGGAGCCGCGGTCGAGAGTGGTCTCACCCTGGACGTCGAGCCGGGTCTCGAAGGTGTAGCCACCACCGTTCGCGGCGGCTTCGCCACCGAGGGTGGGGCGCTTGCCGACCTTGGCCTGACCGATTACGTGAGGCTGATCGGCGGTCGCGACGGCGTTGCCGTGCGGCGCGTATCGGAAGGCGACAACCTTGCCGCGGTTGGCCCAGACGTAGCTCCAGAAGCTGTCGGGGTCGGTGGATTGGACGGCTGAGACCGTGAAGAACTCCTGTGCCGTGCCGCCTGCCTTGGCGTCTGCGAATGTGACGACATCGGACGACGCCTCTTCGTTGTCGAGGACCACGGAGGTTGCGTCAGCGAAGTAGTCAACGCCGCCGATGCTGAGCGCGAGGTCCGCGCCCTTGATGCGAGTACGTGTCATGAGAGGTGTGTTCCTTAGAGGGTTGCTGTGTTGCTGAGAGAGAGGACGACGCCGAGGTAGGTCTTGCCGTCCGACTGGATCGGTTCCACGTCGGCGGAAGTGACGGTCCAGCCGCCGTTGACGGCGGCGACGTATGCGGCCTCGATGGCCTCATTGGCGTCTTCGGTTCCGGCCTGGTTGTTCAGACCGGACAGGAGGACGGTCGCTTGCAGATTGACCGTGACGCTCGTGAAGGTTGGACCCGGCTCGATGAATGTTCCGACAGGGGGCGTCACATACACCGATCGGTCGCGGAGCGAGGCGGGTAGATAGCCGTAGCCCTTGAAGCCGATCGCCTCCGCGAGGAGGTCAGCCAGGTCGGTTCGGAGAGTGGTCAGGGTGCTCATGCGACCACCGGGCCGAGGAAGGGGCGGAGCATTGGGTAGACGCCCGCGAGCGGGTCGGCAGAGATTCGGACAGCGCCCTGGTCGCCGAACGTGGCGAATTGGGTTGCCCCGCCAGGTGCCTCTTTGCGGCGGAAGATGGCCGCGCCGACCTCGACATAGACCTGCTGTAGAACGTCAGCGGGAACGGCAGCGGCTCCCACATACGCGTTCACCAACGCGGTTGCGGTGGCCCAGCTTGTCTGGACGCGGGCGGTGTCGCGCTCATCGCGAGCGTCCACGTACTGTGCGAGGTCGGCGGCGGTCATGCTCAGGCCCCGAACTTGACCGGAACCAGAAGCTCCGGGAACTCGGTGGCAATAGCGCCGTAGAAGTACACCGAGAACTGCTTCGTCAGGTTGGTGATGTTCTCGTCCGAGAGCGAGAACAGGGCAGAGTCGAACTGCTTGATCGCGCGTCCGTTGACGAAGTAGGCCTCGTCACCAGCCTGACCGGCGTCCAGGTAGACCGGGATACCGGCGAGGTTGCCTGTCAGGCCCGGCAGGTTCAGCGAGCCAGAAGCGTTCTTGTCAGCGACAGTGAAGACGCGCTCACCGGAGACTGTGAGGCTGCGAAGCTTCTTGAACACCGACGCCGAGACAACCAGGGCCTCGGGGTTGGCGTTCAGGCCGTCGTACTTGATCGCGGCGTCGATCAGGGCGTCTTCCCAGTTGCCTGCGCTGGATGCGGCGAGGGTAGCGCCCAGGGTGACTACGCCGCCGTTGGAGGTGACGGCGCGGCGTGCGGCAACCGTGGAAGTGACAGCGGCGCGAAGCTCGATCTTCTTGCGGCGACCGGCTTCGATTGTCAGGGCCTCGAGAGTCGTGTTTAGCACCGGGATGCTGGAACGCTCGATGGCCTGACGGCTGAGCTCCGTGTATCCGCCGAAAGTCTTCACCGGAGCGGAGTCGTTGGTGAAGGTCAGCTTGCCGAAGGGGAGGGTGTCACCTTCGTTGACTTGCTGGTCAACCTTCAGGGTGTTCGATGCGAGACGGATGTATTCGACGGTGTTGCCTGTGGCGGGCAGGGTGCCGCGCGAGAAGATGCGGCTCTGAACGCCGGACGATGCGTCGTAAATGCGGGTCAGGTTGGTCACGTACTCGGCGCGCACGGGGGCGTCTGCGAGGACGGCTCCGGTGTAGTCGCGCTGCTGAAGCTCGTCGTACATGTGCGACTGCGCGCGGTTGTACTCATCGATGGTGGCGGAGTCGCCCTCCACGATGGACTTCACGACGGCACCAGCGGAGCGACGGTCAACCGCGGGCTCGTCATTGCGGTTGATGTTGACGTTGAAGGTCTCGATCTTGCGGTCGATGTCCTCGATGGCGGAGCGAAGCTCAACAACGTCCGCGGTAGTGACTGAATCAGTCATGGTGGATTCCTTGGTTGTAGTGGATGCCCCGCGGGAGTCGAGGACTTGGGCACCCTCGTAAGCCGGGAACGGCACGAGGGAAACTTCGTGGAGGGTGACCCGTTCGCGGACGGTCACGCCGTCCTCTTCGCGGGCCTGGACAGGTCGGAAACCGACGCTGAAGCTCTTGATCACGCCATCGCGGACGAGAGTCATGACCTCATCGCCGCGAGCGGTCTTCGAGATGGTGGCGGTGACTTCGAAGCCGTTCTCGGTGTCCTCGGATCGCGTGATGCGTCCGATGACCTCGGCACGGTCGTGGCCCCAGAGGACGATGACGTTTTCGACCGGCTCAACCGATCCGCGCTCGAATCGCTCGACGTAGGGGCCAATGTTGGCGTCGGTGTCCCAAGGCACGGCGATGCCCGAGACCTCGCGGAGGTCTTCGTTGGTTTCCTCGGCTCGCACCTCGAAGGCGCGGGTAATCAGGTCAGTCATCGGCGGGGTCCTCGGGGGTTGGTGCGGGTGCCGGGGCCGGGGCGTCATCGATGCCGGAGACCGGAGCAAGCCCCTCGATGGCGCGGGCTTCGGACTTCAGGAGCCACCCGGACTGGATGCCGAGTTGGTGCGCCTGATAGCGGCTGAGGGTGTCGGCGCGGAGAAGGCCTTCGACGTTGAAGCGGGCACGCTGACCACGCGGCAGAAGCTCGGAGAGGGCGTCTTCGATTTCGCTCAGATAGGTCATGAGCCCGAAGCGGACGAACGCCGTCCACTCCTGGGAGACGTTTTGGTAGGACTGCGGCGCACCATCGAGCACCGCGAGCATGAGGGAGGCGGGGACACCGAAGAGACGGGCAATTGCGGTTGTGTCGAACTTGCGGGCTTCAATCCACATCGCGTCTTCGGGTGACAGCGCGAACGGCTTTAGTTCCAGCCCGTTACCAACGAACGGCGCACCCTCACGGTTAGAGGTGGCCTTCGTGATCGAGTCGCGGTAGGTCTCCGCCGAAATTGGGTTGAGGGTGTCCTTTGTCGTCCAGTAGCCGCCCGCGGGAAGGCCCGAGTTTTGGAACCAGTTCGCGCCGTAGCTCTGTGTGTCCAGCGCTCCGCGAAGCTCGGCCTGAGCGGCCTGTATTGGCCCCAGACCCTTGGCGCGACCGGGTAGGCGCATGAGCTTCAGGTGACGGACGGCGTCCTTGCGCAGGGTGCGGCCCTGGTATTGGTACCCGGTTACGTGGCCGCGTCCGTCAATGGCGGGGTCGACCTCGTGCGGGTTGAGAACGGTGAGGTTGTTGACGCGCGCGGAGGAGTCGCGGTCAACCAGCCAATAAGCGTTGCCAGTGGTGGCGAGGCTCATGGTGGTCATCGCGAAGAACACACCGCGCGAGTCATCGACGTTGGGGGCGCGCACAACCGCCGGCTCGGGGACCACAAGGTCTGAGCCGCGGTAGGCGTCTAGCGAGAGTTGCTTGACGGCGGTCTCGATGATGGTCAGCGCGCGATAAACGGCGCTTAGCGACGTGGCGTCCGAGGTGGTGACTGCGCGAGCGGAGGCGTCACGCGGCGGTGGGATGACACCACTCAGCGGAGCTTCGGGCTCAGCGGCTCGGCTCTCGCCGTACCACCAATCTTTGAACGACAAAATGACACACCTTCGGTAGAGGAAATGTCATTGATGTCGTTGCATCCATTATATCAACAATTCGAGATGCCTATTTAGTATTAGAAAACTTGAATTGCTGAATCGCTTGGTACGTCCACCTGGTGTACCGCCATCACTGTGGCAATGACCGCGTCAATCTCGGAGGAGGATTCTTCTCGCGAGATGCGGTACTCATCCCCGACCGGCTTGCGGACCGTGCGGGGAAGCTGGACGGTGAGAATAGGGTCACCCGCGTGACGGAGGGTGCCGCGGTATGTGCGCGCGAGAAACGAATTGGAAGCGCGTGCCATGTCACCTACCCCGTACTGGGTGACGGGGTAACCGCGGCGCTTCAATTCGTTACCGAGTTCTCGTAGGGTGGCCCCGACGACAAAAGCCTGCGGCGATTTCCAGGCCAGGTGTTCGCAGTCTCGGAGGAGCCCTTCGAGGGTGGGGCTTGTTATCCAGCGAACAATTCGAGTGTGGACGATGCCCTCCGAGTCGCGGACCGCGGCGGCAATGGTCGCGTACCCCTGTTTATGTGTCCAGTCGATGGCGAAGACCGGTTGACCATCGGGCCACTCGGTGCCGATAGGTGACTGACACTCAGCCCAGCGGGCGAGGTCGATGAAGCTGTCCGTGGACGCCACGAAGCGATTGAGGCGGTACCGAATGATCTCCGCGGAACCGAGAGCGCGTACATCTGCGAGGACGGTCTCACCGTCTAGTCGTCCCGAGGCGAGGGCAGGATTCGCCGCCTTCAGCCATTTGAGGAGAGTTGCGTCATCGTCGGGTACGCGCGCCTCGGGGGCCTCCCAGCGGAAGAAACCGAAGCGTTCAAGGCTCGCGTCCCCAGCCGCCGCCTTCTCGCCGGTCACGTAAAGCTGCTTCAGGAGTTTTGATGCTTCGGAGCCCGCGGTCGTCAGACCGGCAACGAATGTGTTCGGTCGCCCACCCGTGCCGTTTACCACGTCGGCCCAGAGTTCGGGCGGCAATAGGTGAAGCTCATCGACAAGCGCCGTGTGCACCGGGACGCCCTGAAGGGCCTTCGAATCGGCGGCGCTCTTCTGGTAGACGGCACCGGCCTTCGTCTCGACGCCGCGCGAGGTCGTCACGCGGGCGAAGTGTTCGCGCAGACTCGGCACGCTCTCGATGGCGAGAACGGCACGTTTGTAGACCAAATCGCTCTGCTCTTTCGAGCTAGCTAGTCCCAGGGTGATTGACCCGGGCGCGCGCATGAGGCCCCAAAGGGCGAGGACCGCGCCGAGTTCGGTCTTGCCGTTCTGCCGTCCCATCGAGACGACGCACGTACGGTAGCGAAGCTGACCCGCGCGCCTGTGCCCGGGCGGATACGTCTCAAGCATCCGGCGAAGCAAGTCGCGTTGCCAGGGGTCGAGGGTGATCCCGAAGGCCGCGAGCCATACCGCTTCGAAGAACGCGGCCCACCGATCCCAGTCGGAGGTGAAGTTGTCAGAGAGGGGAGCGGTAAACGCCCCCGGCTCAATCAGGAGTCATGAGAGTCATTTGTCGTAGGGCTTTGGTCGAGGGCCGCAGCGAGAGCGGCGGCAACCGGGTCGGTCTTCGTTGTGGCGGGCTTGAGAGCCTTCAGGGCGCGAAACTCGCGACCGAAGGCGCTCAGGAGATTGGAGGGCGGCACCTCGGCGTCATCGAGCGTTCTCGCCATGAGCGTGAGGAGCGTCACCTGGGGGGCTTCCGCATCGCCCAACCAGGACTCCGCACTCTTCAGGAACGTATCCAGGGTTTCTGTCATCGTTTTGGCGGTCATGGCTGGAACCTCGTGGGAATTTGGACGTCCGTGCGCACGAAAACTGGGGCGGGATGCGGCGCGCCCCCACTGGACAAGACCCGGGTCATGCCGGTCCCCATCCATCGGCCCAACCGGAGATGCGCGTGATCGGCCTTGCGCCCTTACGGCTATTGCAGGGCAGGCACGACGCGACGCAGTTGTACGGCTCGGATGCCCCGCCTTCGCTGATCGGAATGATGTGGTCCACCGTCTTGGCAGGCAGACCGCAGTAGCGACAGGTCCACTGGTCACGTTCGAGGACGAACTGACGCACGGCCTCCCACTCCGCACCTTTGGCGCTGTGTTGGCTCACGACTCCGCCGCCTTCCGCGCGCGCCGATCGGCGGTCGCAACTCGGCGCGCATCACGGCAACCGTCGCAGCGGCAGGAGTAGGCGGCGTAAACGTAGTCCGACACGGGCAACCACGCGGGATGCTCGGAGACCCGATTGGCCTCGCGCCACTCGCGCCGGTAGGCCAGAAGCATGTCCTTCTTGCGGCGGTAGTACGACCGGGCCAGTGCCGCGTGCGCAGCCGTGCATTCTCCGCACCGGCAGCGGTGCTGCGAGTAGTAGTGGTTGGACCCCGCGCGCCCCTCGTGACCCCTCGGGTTCTCCGAGGGGTTTTCTAGTCGACCGGGTGCTTTATCCACAAATCCATTATACCTCGAATTCTCCTCAGCTATTTGAGGTGGTCAGTATTAGATAACTTTCCCGGCGGGTGAACGCAAGAGTATGGGCACTAAACGTGGGAGCCGCCGATAAGTTGCCGAAAACGCCTCGAATACGATAAAGTCTTCGTGTGAGTGGTGTGAGGGGTACTTCCGTTCCTCCCGCGTATGGGCACAATGTGAGATTCAACCGAACTACCCCTCACACCCGTCACGCGCTTATCTTCCCGCTTGACAATTGAGCATTTTGTAGCTTAGGGAATGGTATTTACTGGGCACATACGCACATGTCGAATTATGATAGACTGTATGTACCGGATAAGCCGCCGCGAAACCGAATGCGTTTCAACTCCGCTGATTCCGATAACACTCTGGACAGGGGATGTGTGGTACAATGTATTTAGCCATTCAATAGCTCTTCTGAAGCCCCTACGCTAGTTCCCCTGTCCAGGGACGTAGGGGCTTCGCTATTGATTGGACTAACAACATGTCTTACGAGACACCCGAGCGGGGACAGAGACCCGCAGATGCAATTTCCGCCTACGAAAACAGCATTCGCCAGAAGAACAACACCGTTCTCAACAGGCTGGCGACCCGCCTTCTCGATGATGCCGTGCTCGCGGAGTATGTCGCCAGGGGTGGCATGACGGATGGCACCACATTCGTCCCCAGCGACTCGGGCATCGCTCCGCTCCGCCACACGTTGTGTTGGAGTAACGGCGGTTGGATGCTCTGGACTGGCAAGCGTTGGGAGAGCAAGCACGAGGCCGAGGCCATCGATGCGCTGCGTCGAAAGCTACGCGCATACTTCGCCCATTGGACCAACGACGACCGAGCGACCGCGGATGACGTGAAGCGTTACTCGGTGCTCTTGACCAAGACGAAGGCGTCCAACGTCCTGTTCTTCCTGAGGGGCCTTCTCAGCGTGGATTTCGCCAAGTTCGACGCGGACCCGGACGTAATCAACTGCCAGAACGGACTCGTCAGCCTCCGCGATGGAACGAGACGTGCGGCGGAGCCGAGTGACTACGTCACGAAGATCACGTCTTGTGACTACCGCCCTGACGCCTATCACGAGGACTGGGACAAGGCGCTGGAAGCACTTCCGACGGAGGTGCGCGAGTGGATGCAGATTCGCTACGGACAGGCCATAACCGGTTACGCCGTTCACGATGATGTGATCCCGATTCAGCACGGAGACGGGTCCAACGGGAAGTCGGCCATCTGTGTCGGCATCGTGAAGGCGCTGGGCTCGTACGGCGTCTACGTGCCGGACAAGGTGCTGTTGGCGAACCCCAACGAGCACCCCGCCGACATGATGACCCTCCGTGGTGCGCGCTTTGCCCTGATCGAGGAGACCCCCGAGGGTAAGCACCTCCCCACGAAGCGTCTGAAAGACCTTGCCGGAACACCGGTCGTTCGTGCCCGAGCTATGCGCCAGGACTGGGTTGAGTGGGACGCCTCGCACACGCTTTTCGTCAACACGAATTTCGTGCCTACGGTCGCTGAGACGGACACGGGCACCTGGCGTCGACTCGCGCTCGTCAAATTCCCGTACAAGTTTGTGCATCCGGAGGACCCGATCATGGGACCGAACGAACGTAAGGGTGATCCGGGGCTTCGGGAACGTCTGCGGGATAACCCCGACGATCAGTGGCCCGCCATTCTGGCTTGGCTCGTGGATGGGGCCATGGCGTGGTTCGCCGAACGTGACGTTCCGATGCCACTGACGGTCCGAGCCGACACGGCTACGTGGCGCGAGGAAACCGATGTGGTTATGGCGTACGCGCGTGATCACCTCATCTTCGATCCCAACGCCAAGGTTCTGACCCGCGACCTTTACGACGGTTTCAACCTGTGGTTGGAGAGTGCGGGGAAGATCAAACTCAGCGAGGCGACATTGACAGCGCGCCTTGAGGCACACGACCTGCTGAAAAACAACAACGTCACTCGCGTAACGCGAAGCCGCGACAAGGCCGGTCTCATGCGCCGCCCCACAGCCGAATCACTACTGACCCCCGAACCGGCACAGGCAAGCATGTGGGTCGGCGTGCGATTCAAGACGGTGCATGAACAGTGACCGACCACGACACCGAAATGCTCCGGCTGAACGCCCTCAACCTCCAAGCCCGCGCCCAGCACCTGACCGCGGAGCACCGGCTTCAGCGGCTCGCTGCTGGCCTACCGACCCACCTCGAAACCCGATCCAGAAAGGAAATCCCCGTGACTACCAAGACAACCATTACGACAGCCGACTTCCGGAAGTTCAGCCCATGGAGCAAGGCGGGCTCCCTGGACGGGAAGCTAGTCATGGCGAGCTACACGAGCAGCGGCCCGGATAAGCTCCTCATCACCAGGGCCGAACATGACTTCCACGCCGCCGAGGTCGCGGCCCAGGACGCCAAGATCGAGGCTTTTCGACTCGAAGTCACCGGCATGACACCGCCTGAGGCAATCGAGGAGGTGACCCCGTGACCCCCAACGACATCGCGGATATCCGCACTCAGCTTCGCCGCATCGCAGACGCCCTCGAAGCCCAACAGGACCGGGACGACCGAGCGACGTATTACCGCGCAATTCACGAGACGAGATAACGATTTGAACGGCCCTGGCAATCCAGCCGGGGCCGTTCTCCTATTGTGGTCACGGAACACAAAATCGTTGGGGGATTAAATGAATCATCTGAATGCAGTGGTGGAGGCCGTGTTCACGGGCGTTGGCGACCGCACGTGGTACGGTCTCCTCCTTGAAGAGGGCACGATTTCGGTAGGCGACATCGTCGGCGTCTACCCACCGGATGCTACCTCGGTCAAAGTTGATGCGCAGGTGCTAGCGATCCGTCGCAATGGGCAGGGCGCTGAGACGGCGAAGGCGAACCCCACCGGCATCGTTCGATGCGCGGTCGAGCTTGCCGCGCAACCTGCGGACGTGGCGCCCGGCTCGCGTCTCGGTAAGAACCTCAAAGAACACGCGACGTCTTACGGGTTGGCCGCGGACGACCTGCCTTGACCGTCGAGTGGACCACGCTCGTTCTGGGCGCTCTGTCCCCAATCTCGGCTCTGGCTGGTGTCTTTGTGACGCTTCGATTTCAAGAGCGTCGCGAGCGAACGGGGACCGGGGTCGCGATTGCGGTCGAGTTGCTCGATAGCGTGAGGAGCTTCCTCCACGCGACTCACGAGGCAGCTAAAAAGCGGGCCATAGCTGAAGGTCCTGGGTCCCTTGCGGAAAGCGAGCACTACAGGGGTCTGATGGAGGACGCGAAAGTTGCGGGGCGGCGATGGAGCGTGGCGCGGTCAAGGGCAGACTTTGCATTCCCTCGCAAAGACGTGCGCTCGAAGATCGACGCGGTCAGCAAGGCTGTTGGCGTGTACGAAGAGGCATTCACCAAGATCACGCCGTCAGGGGACCTGGCGGGGCTGACAGACAGTCCGTACGGGATCGCAAGAGCCGAGGCGCACCGGCACGTCGATGAGCTTCGCGAGCAGCTTCTCGCGATGAAGCTCTAACGCGCCTCCACGCGGACTCGGTCGAGACCACGCCCGTTGTCCACGCGGATATCCAGGTTTATGAGTAGCTGACGCTTACCGTCGAGGCTGAGGTTCTTCCACCTCTCTTCCCACCAATCCGCCCCGGCCTCGTCATCCATTTCGGAACGAAGGGCCTCAGCAACGTCCTCCACGACAGACGCGGAACGGGCTACCGACAGTTCGCCCTCCAACCGGTCGATGTCCCTGCCCAGGCGGGCAATCTCTGCACGTATAGCCGCGAGGTCCACCCCGTCCCAGGTAGCCATTTCCTGTTGCGCCCTGCGCTTGCGTTGGAGGTCAGAGAGTCGTTTGGCGAGAGCGGTTATCTCGGCGGACGGCGTGAACTCGGCGCTTGCCACGTAGGCGAATGCCTCCCATTTCAGGTGTTCGTCCAACATCGTCTGCTTGATCGTTGGATGCGACAAGTTCCCCTTGCAGAGGTAGTTGGCGCTCTGCTTGACCATGCGCGCCCCACAGACGCCACAGCGGGCGATGCCCGACGCGAGGAAGGCAATTTGGTTACCGGGGGAGGTCCTGCGAACCGGGTTCGCCAGGAGCGCCTGGACGGCCTCCCAGTCCTCCCGGCTGACGATGCGCGCAACAGACTCGTGTGCCTCGTACTTGACTCCCTGACGGACCACCCATCCCGCGTACGCCGGATTCGCCAGAATCTCGCGAATCCGGACGGGCGGCTTCCCCATGCCCTTCGCCAGGCCGAAGATGGACGCCCCCGCAAGGACTTCTCTGTAGAGACGGCGCACCTGCTCAGCCTCGGCGGGGCGTTCTTCAACGTTGCCCTGCTCGAAGCCGAAGCGCCGTTTGCCCGGGACCGGAAGGCCCAGGTTGGTTACGCGGAACTCATTCGCTCTCACCTGACGCTCCGCCTTGCGGGTCACCTCGAACTGAGCGATAGCAGCGAGCATCTGAGCCCGAAGCGCGCCGTCAGCGGAGGTGGTGTCAATCTCGCCGGAGACGGTGACGATGCGAACGCCCATGTCAGTGATGGCTACTAGGTCTCGCATGGTGCGGAGGAGACGGTCCATGTCCACCGCGAGGATGGTGTCGATCACCCCAGCTTTCGCGTCAGCGAGCATCCGGGACCACTCACTCTTAGCGCCCCGGACCTTGGACGCGGAGGTTTCGTTATCTCGGTACTCCTCTACAACGGTGTCTCCGCGCTCCGCCGCCTTCTGGCGGCAGCGCACAAGTTGGCGGTCGATGCCCTCCTCGTGGTCCACGGACTGGCGGACGTAGATTGCGACCTTGCTGCTCACGCATACAAATCTACTGTTGTGCGCGCGCAATCGCTTGATCGCCGCGATGGCGGACGCCGTGGTGGTGGTCGAGGCGGGGTGGCGAAGCGGCTCCCTCAACACGGCCGGCCACGCGGCGAGTCTCGGCCGTGCGCTCGGGGCGGTACCCGGGCCGATCACGAGTGCTGCGTCCGCGGGGTGCCACCGCATCCTTCGCGAGTACGGAGGGTCATGCGTGACCTCCGCCGGCGATGTGCTCGAGATGATCGGAGCAGCGGAGCGGAGGCCGGAGGAGTCGGCGGATCGCACCGACGACAGGACGAGGTTGTTCGACGCCCTGTCTCCTCGTTCCGCGCGATCACCGCTCGAGATCGCTCGGAGGAGCGGTCTGTCGTCCGACGATGTCGCCGTGCTGCTGGGGTTCGCCGAGCTCGAGGGGCGCGCCATCCGGGATGACGAAGGGCGCTGGACCTCGACGAGCCGTGAGGGTCGGAGTTCCCCTCGATGAGGGAAACGATCAATGGCGCGCGTCGCGAGCCTCGCGCCGACGGTGTCCGGGCACTCTGGGGAGATGCATCTGTCGGAGGCCGTGGAGGGCTATCTCGCCCATCTCTCCGATGTGCGCCGTCTCTCATCCGCCACCGTGCGCGCATATCGCTCGGACCTCGCCGACCTCGCATCGGCTCTGGGCGACCGCCCCCTGCTGGATATCGACGTCGAAGACCTTCGCGAGTGGCAGTGGCAATCGGCGAAGTCCGGGCAGTCCAAGGCGACCGCGGCGCGTCGCGCCTCGACGGTGCGGGGCTTCTTCGCCTGGGCCGTCGACGAAGAAATCGTGACGCTGGACCCCGCGCAACGCCTCGTCTCACCGAAGCGCGGGCGCACGCTCCCCGCTGTGGCCACGGCGGATGCCCTCGAGCAGGTTCTCACCGAGGCGGCCGCTCACGCCGCAGACGGAGACCCCGTCGCTTTACGCGACCACGCGCTGCTGGAGCTCCTGTACGGATCGGGGGCACGCGTGTCCGAAGTGTGCGGACTCGACCTCGACGACGTCGATCACGATCGACGGACCCTTCTGCTCCGCGGCAAGGGCGACAAGGACCGCGTGGTCCCGTTCGGCCTCCCCGCGGCACGGGCGCTCGACGCGTATCTCGTGCGGTCGCGCCCCGTGCTGCGGGCCCGAGCCCTCAAGGCGTCCGCCTCCGTGCCGGAGGCGGACGCTCGTCCCGGGTCGGCGCGCCGCATGGGCGCCGATGGGGGTTCGCGTGAAGGCACGGCGACTGGCCGCGCATCCCGGGACGTCGCCGAACGCGCCGTGTTCCTCGGGGCGAAGGGCGCCCGGCTCGGGCCGCGGGCGGTCCATGCGCTCGTCTCGCGAACCGTGGCGCCCAGCGTCGGGACGGAGGTTCTCGGACCCCACGCCCTCCGCCACTCCGCGGCGACCCACCTGCTGGACGGGGGCGCGGATCTCCGTGCGGTCCAGGAGATTCTCGGCCATGCGAGCCTGGGGACGACCCAGATCTACACGCACGTCTCGGCCGAGCGTCTGCGCGAGGCCTACCGTCTCGCGCACCCGCGCGCTTGA